CACAGCGTTCGTTGTCTGGGCAATAGCTACCTCCAATGCTGGCTTGATGACCTTCTGCCACCCAGCAGACATCAAGGTACTTCTAAGTGCATCAATCTTCTCAGATTTCGACAGCTCTTCATCCATACTGCCTCCTTATTGACCAACGTTCTGTTGCATTGCAGCACCCAGTGCACTCATAAGGCCCACAGGCGCAGTCTGCTGAGCCCCAGTCATGCCGCTCAGTTGTTCCAACATATCACCTTCCGGAGCGCCCTCACCCTCACCCTGCGTTATAATCGCCTCGTCACTTTCCGGCGATCCCTCCTTAGGCTGGATAATCATCTCAGAGGGATTCTCTTCAAATGCTCGCCAGAACTTACTAAGGAACGCGATCCAATTCGTCCGCTCCATCGCGCCCGGGATGGAGCCAATAGCCTGCATCGCCGTGATGAAGTCCTGCCGCTTCATGCTTTTTGAGAGCATATTGCTGGCACCCACCGCCCGGATGCGATGGTTCGCGTTAATATCCTTGAGTTCTACCTTCATTGGTGATTCTGGCGGCAGCATCTCACCACTATCTGGATCGCGCAGCGCATCTGAACCAATTAGATCAATCATACGTGGCATCTCAAGGAACTGCCGATCTAGCATTCTGATGTCGTCGGCCAGGCCCTCAATTACTGCACGCTCGAACAACTTGGCTTCAAGCCCAAGCCGTGTCCGGGCCTGCTCCATACGGCCGAGGAACTCCCGGGCTGTCTGGCGGTCCCCGCTGAGCATTCCCTGAATCGTATCGCGCTGGACACCAGTAGCCATGTCGATGTAGCGGCTGATGGTCTCCAGCTCATTCACCACCAGGCCATACGCTTCGAGGTTGAATTGGACCGGCCGAATCGCCGTATCTCCGGTCTCGCCGTGAACCTTGATAACGCGCCCGGGCCAGAGCACAAGATTTTGGGTGTCCAGCTCCGTGCTATCGCTTGCGAACATCGCGGGCTGCAGCGCCAGATCAAGTACGTCAAGACGATTGCTTACTAGCTTGTTTGCACTTGCAGCCAGTGTTGCTACCGGCTCAATCTTGCCGATGCCATGGAAGAAGTGCATGTCTGGCATCGGACTGTAGGCCCTGAAGTGCTTCTTCAGACTCCAATGTGGTGACGGAACGTTCCGCAGAGGGACCATTCTATTTCCAACAGTCATGATCCTGAAGCGCATACCATCAGTAGAATACTCTTTCGGCACAAGGCCGATCATGTCGATAAGCTCGACGGGCTTTGCGTATTTCTCCTGACGCTGCGCTTGATACTGTGACCATGATCGCCAAACGTTCTGGCGCTCTTCAAGATCGGACGTTGTCCCCTGTCCCGGCATCATGTTCCGCAATTGAGCTAGGCCATTAGGGTCGAACTCCGGTTGCTCCCCACGTTGCATTGCTGCGTAAGCCTGTTCCTCAAGATCATCAAGGTCCTTCCAGTATCGGCGGCATGCATACGCCATCTTTGGGATAGTCTTCTGGCCAACCTGCGGCAGAAAATCCAGTGGGTCGACAATCTCGATGTCGGGGCCATCGAATGTCGTAACGATTGCTTTGTCCTCGTACTCTATTCCAAAGATTTGCCGCCTGTACATTGCCGGCATCTGCTCCCGGCGCCAACCGTACTGCAGAATCCCGGTGCCATAAACATTCGCACACATCAAGAAGTCAATCATCTTCTCCAAGATGTCCATATCGAACATCTGGCGATTTGTCAGGGCTTCTGCCCGCTTCGCTGAGAGGACCTCATCTCCTGATACTGCATCCATCTCAATGATGCGCTGGCCCCCCAGGCTGATCGCAGCTTTGTTCGCAACATCCGACCAACAAGCACTCAGCAGCAACGGGAGCATCACAACATTCTTGAACGGCGGCCTCTCGCCAGTATAAACACAGCGATAGAGGTTGTAGAAGTCTCGAGTTTTGCGAAAGAACCTACGATGATGATTCAACGATTGATCGAAACGACCCAAGACTAAATTTAAAATCATTTCAGGCGTCAATCCGCCAAGAAAGTTTGCCATCTAGACCTCAGTGCCCGGAGTGCGAAGATGAAGAATGTTTGCGTGCGAGTCCGTAATAAACCCATGTACATCAATATAATTCGAGAGCATCTTTGTGAGATGCACGTCATTCATACAATAGTCGAAAAGCCTACCGAAGTTACCGTCTCGATAGAGCTGTGTAGCGAAGGCCCCATTGCTGTTCTTCTGGCCCAATTTCAATCTCTGGCAGATATCATCAAGTTTGAAGCCCTTCTCCCGGTGGCCGAGAGCCCTCCAAATCTCATGTAAGATGTCGTACTGCTCGGGCTCGATGTCCAGATCACTGGCACCCTGAAGGGCTGGTGTATCGAACTCGATGGTATTGAAGCCAATCAAGAGGTCTGCCTCATTAAGATGGTCCACACAGGTTTCCAGATCATGTTCATCATATACATGGAGCCGGCCGCTCTGGCTGTCATGGAGTGCCACACAGCTAATACCACATTCTCCACGTCTGGCGCCCTCCCAGCCGTTAATGCACTCATCGGGGCTTGTTGCAATTTCCACGTCCCAGACAATTGCTCTCACCGACATCCCCTCCTAATTAAAGGGAGCGCGACACCCTGCCGGGCCGGGCAGTTTCTGCATGGAGGCGATGCAGCAGTCGGCGCTCCCAACATCAAACTCAAGTGTACCATAACGTCCTATGGATGAACGGCATCAAAGTACAAGCCATCCCATTGCTTCGCCCGTTCATCAAACTCCTTAGCAATCTGCTCGGCCGCCGCATCGCCCAATCCATTCTGCTTCAGCACCTCATCAAATGGATTGCTCTGCGACCGTGCAGATTCTGCCGCCTTCGTTGCCCAGACAACATTGTAGACCCGTTTGTTGAAGCAGTCACCTACTGCATCCGCAAAGTCATCATACTTCGTTAGTCCGATGTTTCCCATCTGCTCAGTAAGTTGTTCCAGCCCCGGGGCGCCTTCCACCAGCTCCATCCGTCCCTCAGCCCAAAGACCCGCAACCTCAGATAATCTGTCTTCCTTTGACCGATCATTCCGACGCCGGAAGATCAACAGCTCAGGCATTCGCACATTCTTCAGCTTAAATGCCGTCTCTAAGAACGCCTGCCAAAGCCCCGGCTTACCTCCAATTTCCTCCTCATCCGTGATTGCAAACACACCCGCTGACACACTACGCCACAGCTTAACCTGCTCAATCATTGCATCACGGAACTCCGTACTCTGCCAATCCTGATCGAACCGAGCACCCACGAAGATACACTTCCCAGTTTTTGGCTCATGGCCTACTGCGGCTATTACATTCATGTCACCACGAGCTCGCCGTTTAGGATTCTTGAACGCAGTGTCTGCATGAAGACTAATTCGGAGGCGCCTAAGCCGCTCCCGTGGGAGCGTGGGAATATACATCTTCTTGATCGAGCTCTCCGTTAGGATTTTGTATGGTGACATCTTTGGGTTGTTCCGCACCTGGGCGAAGTACCTAACGATATTGGTATCCTTGAAGGTCTTGATGCGATGCAATGGCCAGATTGTCGGCATAGTAGGATGTCCGTCAGCGTCTTCAGCATCTAGAAAGAACACATGCCAGGCTCCATCTGGCGAGATTACTACATCCGGCATCTTCATCCCCGTGATGCTGGCGCATCCTTCATTCTTCAGAATCGTTCCGACATGATCTCCATCACCATAGCGCGTCGCTGTCAGGCACCACAATGCGTCCTTTTGGAACACTGGAATCAATGTCGCAAAATGGTCGTTCACAATATCGAGCCAGTTGTTGTGCCGCGCCATTCGCTCATATGTGTTGGGATCATCGAAGAATCCGCCATCTGGGTGCAGCCCTACCATTCCGGTCTCAACTGCCCAGATACCGTAACTATCGTCACGTCGAGTAAGGTTTGTCCGATCTGCTGTAACAACCCCCTCAATCTTCCACTTCCTTCCCTGCTTTAGTTGGTTTCCATAAAACTGGGTATAGTTGCTATAGCTGTCCTCGCCTCCGATAACCATCTTGATTCCGTTGAGGATTTCTCGCGCCCGGGGCAGCGTATCGCAGCCAGTATAGGTTGCGATCTCTGGGTCATGGACGTGCAGCCATATCTGGCCCGCCTGAGCCAGCAGCGTCGTCTTGCCGAAATCTCGGGGAACAACGGCCAGTATCTTCTTTGGCTTGCCAAGTCCCAGCATCCTGTCACGCATCCACTCTTTAGCGTGGAAGGTGAACCAATCGGCAAGCTGCTTGTGCTGGTCTGTCAGCCAGGGAGTCTTAGAGAGCGCACCTTTGGGATTTCGATCATAGCCGTAAGCCTCCCTAAAGAACCAGTATAGGCTGGAGCGGCATTTGTGCTGCCAGAATGCAGTCTCTGCCCGTTTGTCCAGACTTAATGCCACTTGAATCCGCCCGGCTTGAAGCCCTTCATCCTGTGAATGTTCATCCAAACGGCCTCTTGGGGTGTTGCGACCCCCTGCTTCATTCGATCACTAATCCGTTTTGCTACTATGGTTCTAGCCTTGGCTGCATCTAAGTTGCCGTGGCTCTCAATCATTTCGACAGCCCGCTCGATGTTCGCCTCCCGAATCTGCGGAATTGCTCCCATCTCCATCAGGCTGCTTTCGTTCGTCAGCATGCCGCCAGAGTATTGGGGCGGCGGACTCTGGTCGAAGTACCTCTCGAAGACCCAGTCATAATCCTTTGCTAGCGGCTTGCCCTCCAGCTTCGTCCAGCCGCGTTTAGTATTGACCCATCGACCCCCCTCAAATGCAGCCACTTTCCCAAATGCAGGTAGTGGGCCCACCATACTAAGAACTCGTGCTGTCTGCTGGGCCT